TTTGCTCTAAATGCAGATTTTATATCATCATGACTTGCTGTAGGTTCAACACCTAACATTGTGTAATAGTTCATATACTTAATTATACATGACTATTTGATGTTGTCAACTGCTATTATTTTTTAGCAGGTTTTGCGCTAGGGGCAGGACCGTCAAACTTTTTACTACTACCTGTGTATAAACCAAACCATGCCGCGCCAGCACCTACCACAACTGAGATAAGGCCTGCTTGATTCATGTTTGGATCAGGAAGTGCCATAAACCAAATTACAGTCTTGTACAGTAAGATAATGTACACTGTTAGGAATAGTCTAGGGAAGATTCTCCATGCGTCTACTGCTTTAGCAAGATCAATAATGTTCTGATACTTGTTTGGTAGTATCACTTTTTCACTAGTGTCTAGTTCAACTTCTAGTTCAATTTTGCGCTTGATTACTTCTTCTTCTGCCATGATTCTCTCCTCGATTGCACTGCATTGCTATTTATAAATATTTGAATGAGAGTAATTTACACACACGGTGCAAATGCAAGCGAACGTAGCTTTGCATTTATCCAACAGAGTTTACAATATGATAAAATACACTACTGTACATACGATAGTCATGGGTGTGCTGCACATAAAAATATAGGGAGATTTATAGATGAACTTAAAGACTACGAAGAAGAATTCTTCCTTGTGGCACATAGTTTGGGCGGTATTTATAGCCTATACATTTTAAGAGAATTCCGAGATCAAGTAAAAGGTGCGGTAACTCTAAGCACGCCTTATAATGGTAGTGAAATAGCAACTTGGGCTAGATTTATGCATCCTGGTGATCAACTTTTTGCAGACATTACGCCTCAAAGTAGTTTTATACGAGACAGTAGAACTATTAAAATTGATGTACCTTGGACACAGGTAGTATCAACTGCTGGTGATGTTAAATGGTTAGTTGGAAGAAATGACGGTATTTGCACACATGCAAGTATGAAATCTCGTAATGATATGGATCATGTTGAAATAGACCGTAATCACTACGAGATTGTTCAAAGCCAAAGAGTTGTTGACTTGATTAAATCTAAGCTACCTTAAGTTTATTTGCTGGGTCTAAGGACGGATCCAATCTATATGCTTGTGCAGTGAGTTTTTCTGCCTGTTCTAGGAGATCACGAGCAAGTGTTTTATCATCCTTGTCACCTACTTCTACACCATTTTCCTGCGCCTCTATTTTGGCAAGTGTTTTGCCTAACTGTTTATATGTTCTGATATCTTCTTCACTAGCAGTACCTTTCTCAATACGTTCTTCAATACGCTTGTTTTTTGCTAAAAATACTGAGTAAAATGCGGTGATGTATCTAGTTTTTACTTTATCTGTGCTCATTAAACTTCCTTGAAAAAAATAGGGAGGAAATACCTCCCTATTATTGTAGTTATGTTAACACTATTTTTAAAGTGCGTCTACCACTGATTGTAATTTTACACGTTCCTCAGCTGGCAGAGGGATGAGTCCCTTATCAACTGCTGAACCTTCGTCACCAACGAGTCGGTCACTCACAAATAACTGGACGTACTCTTTGATTCCTGGAATAACACCAATATGTTCTTTCTTCACATAAAAGAAAAGCGAACGACTAACCTTATACTTGCCGCCTGCAATATTTTCAAAGGTCGGTTGTGCACCTTCGATCGTTGCTCCTTGAATTTTGTCAGCGTTAGCATCTAGGAAGCTGAACCCAAATATACCATATGCATTTGGGTTGCTGGATAATTTCTGTACAATGAGATTATCGTTTTCACCAGCCTCAATGAAGAATCCATCCTCACGCATTGAGTGAGCAATAGCTTTGAACTTCTTCTTGTCTGACTTACGTAGATCCTTGAGTTCTTTAAATGACTTTGCTCCACCTTCCATTGCAATTTCAACGAAAGCATCCCGTGTGCCTGAGGTTGGTGGTGGACCTAGAACTTCAATACGTTGATTAGGAAGATCTGCACGTACATCCTTCCAGGTCTTGTTTGGATTTGGGATTAAACCGCCCTTACCATCTGGAATATCCTTGGCAAGTGCGAGGAATATATCTCTAAGTGTGAGTGATAGTTTTGCACCTTGCCTTGAGTTTGCAATTACAATGCCATCAAAACCAATCTTAATTTCAATTGGTGTCACGCCATTGGCCTTACATTTTTCTACTTCACCCTTCTTAATTGCACGACTTGCATTTGTCAAGTCTGGGTGTTGTGTTCCTACACCAGCACAGAACAGCTTCATGCCGCCGCCTGTACCTGTTGATTCAACAACTGGTGTCTTAAAATCTGTTGTTTTGCCAAATGCTTCTGATGCTACAGTCGCAAAAGGAAAAACCGTTGATGATCCAACGGTACGAATTTGATCTCTAGCATAAGCTGAGTGTGATGTTGCAGCCAATAGCAGAGCTGCTACAGTTATTAAAAATTTATTTTTCATCTGTGTCTACATCCTATATACATGTTAAACATTTTAATCTAACATGTATACTATTTAAACATCTTAGTATTACGATACTGTTACAACTGTATTAAATTTTAGTTACTTCTCTAATTTTTTGATGCGTTTTTCAAGTTCGTCTATCTTGGCTGTAATCTTTGGATAACGTTTACGCCAAGCATCTTCTGGTTGTTCTAACCAAGTTAATCCCCAACGTTCTACTAGGAAATCAACAATACGATCAAATTGAGCATATCCCCATAAGCCTATTCTTGTTGTACTCAAATATGCTAAACATGCTGCGCCTGCAATACTACCTGCTATACTTGTATAAATCCATAGACGATCGCTCGCCATACGTTCAATCATTTCCCACACATTCCTGCTCCTCAAATTTGAATGCCGTTAAGACGCATCTGTTCTTTTACTTCATCTGTAACCATATCTCTGTCCCATGGCAGATGAAATCCTAGTTCTACATCTACAGTGCCTATGCCTGGTATAGCTAATAGGCAATCTCTAATGTCCTGTACTAGTCCTCCTGTGCCCGGGCAGCCCATACATGGTATACAGACTTCAACATGTACATTATTATTATCGATTGTAATATCACGTAACATGCCCATACTACTTATCGGAACAGGTACATGCGGGTCGTTTACTTGTTCTAGTGATTGACGTATTTGTTGCTCTGTAATCACCAGAGCTCTGTACCCCAAGTTTCTGTTTGAACCTCTGTGATACTAGGAATTTTGTGCTTGCTGCCACGTTTCCAGATAGCTAGTTGCTCTTCCCAGGTCATTGTGTCTTTATAGTCCCATTTACGTGTATCTTCATTTAAACGTATAGGAGCAGTATAATCTAACACAAACTTGCCCTGCTCTTCGTCATAGTGAGCTGGGACTTTAATTCCAACTTCTTCACTAAAGGGAACAACTCTACTTAACCAAATCTGACGCATTTCGTCATTCGTTCCGCCACGAATTCTATAAGTCTGTTGATCTGTTCTTGTCTTATGTTCATCTGGCAAACCAAACCATGCAGCACATAATGGGAAATAAAAGTCAACGCACTCCTGCACTCTTCGTCTACTGTCTTCATCTTTATTCCAAAAGAACTTTGTCCATCTTTCTCCGTGACTAACATGGAAAGTTTCCTCGTAATTTACTTTGCGTAAACCACGTGCAAGTGGTGCGTAACTGCAATTCTCTTCTAGGTCAACGGTTGTAATGTATCCTGCTCTGTCGCCGTAACACATACTGACTACAGTTTCAATGTAATCTTCATGGGGGAATTCTAACATTTGGAATGTACGCCATTCCTCTGGGTCACGATCAAACAAAAAATCATGTGTGTCATATCCAAAGTCTTCTAGTAGTCTGTACATAACCTGTGCATGACCTAGTTCGTCCTGACAAGCTGCTGCAACTGCTAGTTTATCTTCTAGTGTAGGTGAGTTTTTAATAGCAGGAAAATATGTTGGTAGTGTTACTACTTCCAAGTCTGCTGCGATATGAATAGTATTAACAAGTACATCCTTGTACCTGGGTGTCATTTCGTCCGGATCTTCTACTTTATATCCTGTTGCTAATTTTTCTTGCAATCCTTGTTCATTCATCTTAACCCCAATCTGGAAATCGTACTTCCTCTTCTTCATGCAAGCAACCACCACAATGACAGTCTGTGCATACTAGTGTATCACAGTGACAGAGGTGGCTACAGTTTTTACAATAAATTTTTTGTTCGTCGCTTAACATCCACTGCTCCCTGGGTGCGGCAATTTTGAGCATTTTTCACAACGACAGTGTTTACAGACTTCAATCTGTCCTAAATGTTTGTCCCAACAAGTACGGAAGTCTTCAAGTAAAGGTGCGCCGCAATGACTTGTCCGGCCACAGTTTTGACAATATGGTCCACCCGTGAGCATTCTTACTTGTTTTGGTCTGCTTTTGCTTTAGCCGCAGCCGCTTTAGCTTTCTTTACTTCAGCGTTGATCTTTGCGTAGTTGCGACCTTCTGCTTGAGTTTTCTTATCACCCCATGCACCTAGTCTGTCAGCTACAACTTGAGGAAGAATGCCTTCCTTTGCACAAGCCACTGCATCGTCCCATGATCCATAAGCATATACTTTGCCATTATTGTGGTAATTTCCACTGGCTGGATCATAGTTACATGTATCTTTAGTAGCAGCGGCGTATCCAACACTACCTGCTGTGATAATGGCTGCTGTTACAAATCCTGCAATTAAATATGATTTCTTCATTTAAATAATCCTTCTAGTCTGGTTCCTATGCTGTTACCAGCTTGTTTGTCTTGGTTATCAATACTTTTCTTTTTAGCGTCTTGGACACCTTTTTCTTGATCGTCAATCGCTTTGTTTTGATCTTCGTAATAACGCCTGTATGCCGCTATTACTGCTTTCTGCTGCTTGACTAGCTTCTGTAGTTTTGCCATATTAACGCTAAGGTCTTCGTAACCTCTATCGGTCAATCCAAAAATTACAATACTAAATTTTTTCTTTTGTAGATCTTCCCATACACTCTGAACATTATCTTCAGTCACAATGATCCAACTTACTTCATCTAACTTCAGCACATCCACAGGTGGCAAATCAAGTGGAACACGTTCTAGTGGTGCACTTACTATTTCAATTTGCTTTACAGGCGTGCCACACGCTGCCAAACTAAGGACGAGGAATGTACCGAGGATTGGCCACGTCAGGGCACATCGTGTTGATCTGACTTTTCTTTTCAGCATTATCTTCTTTCTCTGTTCGCGACGCACCACTTAATATCTCAAAACAGCGCATTACATTGTTACTGCCTTTATCAATTACCCGTTCGATTAGTTTGGGTTTTACTATAGCACGTTCGCCGATGTCGCGTTGTCCGACAACTTTACTTACTTTATTAAATTTTCCTCTTAGATCATCTACCGCTTGTCTGCTTGCTTGAAACTCTTGGTTAAGAGCATTCTTTTCTGCATTAACGACAGCAATGTCTTTCTTTTGCTGTTCGATAGCTTGTTTTTGTGTTTGTACTGCGATTTCTAACTTAGCATTATTTTCCGCAAGGACACGCATGCGCTCTTGGGTATCTGTATAATACCAATAAGCACCTCCGCCCATTGCGAGCATTAGTATAAACATTATGCCTGCTAGCTTAAATCCCACTGATTAATTCCAAACTTTATTGATAGTTGATCCTGAAATACTTAACCAGAACTTGTTGTCTTTTACTTTGCACTTCACAGTATGTCCTGGAGGAATACCTGAAGTAATATGCTGCACAACATACCCGTGTGCATCGTCCCAGCCGTGTTCTACAGTGCGATCTTTACTAGCATACCAAGTATCTATATTTGCTTCTGATACTGTGCCGACTGGATCTACTGCGTGTCCTGTTCTCCAATTTGCCATTTTACAAATCTCCTATAGTATACTGTATTTATAGTATCAAGCTATGCCAATGCTCTCATTCTATTAACAAGTCTATCAGCACGGTTAGTAACTTGTTTATACCAACCGCTATCTACCATCTCATCTGCAGCCATATTCCAATCACGGGCATCGACGCCACGTTTCATACCCTTAAATTTGCTTAACCGTGGTCTACCCATATTAAACATCATGTTTGCAATTATTTGTTGAGCTTCTTCTGGCAACTCATCGAAGTCTGGATAAAGGATGGCGCAGTCTCGCAGGACGTTTTCGCAATCCTGTTCGAAGGCCTCAATGACTCTGGACTCACTGACGGGAGTCCCGTCATCTTCCCCGTATTCGGGGTCAGACTCAAGAATAAGATGACCAATGCCAAAAGTAGGATAGCCAAGGTGATCCTTGTATACCTCATATTTGACTCCTTCGTCAATTTCGAGTTGTTCTCTTAAAACTTGTAAATCCATCGATGTCTCCTTTTTTTCTCGATATACGTGCACTGTTTAACATACTCTCAAGAACATTTTTGGATTCTTTTGCTTCCTTGTATGCTCGTGGACTGAGAGGTATAATCTGATTTAAACTTTTTTTGTTTAGTTTGTAAGTAGGGTTACGTTTGTCTTGGAAATACAAAACCTGCCAGTCTTCTGGCTTGTGTTCTGTTAGATTTGAAAGATCACCAATTAAACTAATAAGTTTCTCTGGGTACCAAGTTCTACGTGGGCATTCTACAAATACAAGATACTCATCTTTGGCAACTTCGCCTGGTGATGTCTCAGCATCAAGTATCCAACTATATCCACGCTCTAGAAAACGTTCTAGGTCATTTGCTGGATTCTTACCAAATACTTTAAATGTAGTAACGATAACGTCTGCATCATCGCCCATTTTAGCAGAAAATTCGTCAATATGAATCTTGTTGCTAATTCTACCTACTAGGTCACTAGCTTGGAGGCTTTCATTAAACTGTTGGTGCGGCATTTGGGTCTCCTGGTACTGCACCCGTCTGGGCATCCATTGCTGCGGTATCCTGCATGTTCTGGTTGTATGCATCGTCTAGCTCTTGTAAATCAATATCCTGACCTTCAAGTTCAATAAAGCCTTCTGCAATGTCTTCTATAACTTCTCTGGGCATCTGAATCTTAACTGTCCAAACAGGATCTTCTTTAAGTTTTGCTTTTTTAGTACCAGGCCTGAAGTCTGAATAACTTTCAATTTTCACTGGGGTCTTGAGCGTGTCTTTTATATACTCCACTTTAGCGCGATACTCTAATAGCCTTTTACCTCCATCAGGATCAGGCATAAGTTTTTGAGGCCACATAAATGTGCACTCTACCCAGTGTCTGTGACGTACTGGGCCTTCAATAAGCTCACCCGTTTTCCAGTTTTTAAACGCATAGATGTCTAGTTCATCTAATACTCGCTCAAAGTCCATAAGCGTTTTTAAACTAGATTCGCTCATATAGATCTTTTTGCTGTTCTCTACAATGTCTTTAATATCCATGATAACACCCTTGTAATGTATTTATACTATAGATACATCCATACCAGCATTGGTATTATTATAGCAAACTGTGGTAGGAAGTTCAATATAATTGCTTTCTCATTCCAACGATATCCAACATAAATCCAACCACTAGCACCTACCATTTGTAATAAACTATTCCAAGGCGTAATGCCTGCAACGTGCAGGACCATCGCTATTAAGATAGTCACTGCACTTGCATATTTAATTACTGTAATGTGATTCACTACTTGATTAAGTCTGATTTATACACTGACTTTAGACCTAGTGCTTCTGTGTTAAACTTAACAAGATTGCGTAGTGCATCTTTAGTAATGAATGTCATTAGAACGTCTCGCTGTCGATTTCCATCGACACCAATCTTCCATTCATACTTACCAACCTTCTTCTGGATATTGGCAATCGCAGTAGCATCTTTACTCATTGCTGTAAGTGCATCCTGCAACTTCTGTGCATTGGGATTGTCTTTGCGTACCCAAATAGCCTTTTGCATACCATCTCGAAAACTTTTTACGAGTTTATATGCATCGTAAAACTCACCACTTGGTGCAACACCATACTTATTTTTGAACAAAATCTCAAACTGCATATTGGGATAGTTTGGATCATCCATGTGTGATGCAGTATTTGCATCTAG